ATGAAAGAAACGACCGCGAAGAAAGCCCCTAAAAAACGCAAAGAGCGTGACCTCGGCACACCGACGGTGATTGTACGATACTTAGACGAGACGCCGGAGCAGGTGGCGCAGAACCGCAGATGCGTGGAAGCGGCGCTGGACATGATGTGGCGCAAAACTTATGGCCTGCATCTGACAAACTTTGACTGGGGCGAGAAGCCGGAAGGTTACGGCAGGACCCGCGTGACCCACCCGAAGATTTAGATTCTGGAAGGAAGTGTAAAGCATGATTTTAGTCAAGCTGCTCGGCTTTGCGATGCTGATCGGGACGGTCATGGGGTCCGTGCTCGGGCTCCAGATCGTTATCGACCGGCTCGTCGCCGCGCAGCGTAGGAAAAGAAAAACCGCGCGGTCGTGCGGGAATATCGTGAACATCAATGCGTACAGAAAAAGAAAGGAAAGAAACGCATGAACCTGTATTATAAAGTAGAAGCCGCCTTCGACGGCATGGCAGACGCGTTGAAAGCGGCGATGAACGTCGCGGATAACAGCGAAGAAACGGAGCTGTACAGCGACCTCGCCGACGATCTCGCGGATTTGCGCGACGACGCCCAGAGCCTTTACGAAAAGCTCATTCAAAAGAAAAATGCCGCTCCGGCTGCTGGCACAGCTGAAACGGCGAAAGAGTCAGATAAACACTCTGATTTGAGTATAGACAAAATTCTTGAGAATGTCAAGGGGTCTTTCTTGCTCGCAGAGCAAAACCCGGACGGCGGCGTCGACGTAACCGCGAATATTAAACTCGGAGATGATTTAACTGCCGTGTACGGCGCGGTCGTATCCGTAATTTATTACATGGCTCAGAAGCAAAAGCTTTCGACCGATAAGCTGACAGAAATCGAAAATAAGGCCAGAAACCACGCCATTCGCCGCGTGCTCAAGGAGGAGTTTTAACATGACAAAGCGTACAACTGTAAAAAACGATAAGCTGGTATTCACAAAAATCGCACCGAAGGCGCATATCGATGCGCAGAACCGTATCCGCCTGACCGACGAAGCGATTGAGATCATTGAGAAGATCTACATGGACACGAACATCTCTTTGACACAGATTGCGAGTGAGATGATTAAGTATGCTGCGGATCACGTTACCATCGAGCAGCAGACAGTCGTGAATGAGGTGTTGAAGAAATGATGAAGATCAACAAGCTCGAAATTGAGAACGTGAAGCGCGTCAAGGCCGTGAAGATTGAGCCGTCCGAAAACGGGCTGACAATCATCGGTGGACGCAACAACCAGGGCAAGACCTCCGTGCTGGACAGCATCGCCTGGGCACTGGGCGGCGACCGTTACCGCCCGTCACAGGCCGTAAGAGAGGGGTCGGTAATCCCGCCGCACTTACATATTGTCATGAGTAACGGGCTTGAGGTGGAGCGCAAGGGCAAAAACAGCGACCTCAAGGTCACGGACCCGACCGGCAAGCGCGCCGGCCAGCAGCTCTTGAACGAGTTCGTGGAAGAACTCGCGATTGATCTGCCGAAATTTATGGAAGCGTCTTCGCGCGAGAAAGCCGAGGTGCTTTTGAAGATCATCGGCGTAGGCCCGCAGCTCAAGGAGCTCGAGGTGCAGGAAAACGACCTCTACAACCGCCGCCGTGCAATCGGGCAGATTGCCGACCAGAAAGCGAAGTTTGCGAAAGAGATGCCGTATTACCCGGATGCACCGAAGGAGCCGATTTCCGCAAGTGAGCTCATCCGGGCGCAGCAGGAGATCCTCGCGAAGAACGGTGAGAACCACCGTAAACGCATGAATGTCACTTTAATCAGTGAAGAACATAAACGCTTGACGAAGAAAGTAGAAGACCTGCGCGCAGAGCTTGCAACGTACAGTCAGCAGCTTGCAAAGACCGAACGTGACCTGGAATGTGCGCTGAAAAGCGCGGAAGATCTGCACGATGAATCGACCGCAGAGCTCGAGCAGAATATCCGCGACATTGAGGTCATCAACGAAAAGGTGCGCACGAACCTTAACAAAGAAAAAGCCGAAGAAGATGCAAACGCGCACCGCGCCGAGTACGATACCATGACCGCAAAGCTGAATGACGTGCGGCAGAAGAAGATCGACCTGCTGAAAAATGCGTCGCTGCCTTTGCCGGGCTTATCCGTGGAAAACGGCGAGCTGACGTACAACGGATACCGATGGGACAGCATGAGCGGCAGCGAGCAGCTCAAGGTCTCGACCGCGATTGTGCGCAAGCTGAACCCGAACTGCGGGTTTGTGCTTATCGATAAGCTTGAACAGATGGACACGGAGACCTTACAGGACTTCGGTACATGGCTTGAGCAGGAGGGCTTGCAGGCGATCGCGACGCGCGTCAGCACCGGCGGCGAGTGCTCGATCATCATTGAAGACGGCTATGTCAAGGGCGAAGTGCCGCAGAAAAAAGAATGGAAGGCAGGAGAATTCTAATGAATATCACATCGGGCAAAATCGAATCGGCGAAAAAAGTCGTCATTTACGGACCGGAGGGCATCGGTAAATCGACTTTTGCCGCGCAGTTCCCGAACCCGCTGTTCATCGACACCGAGGGCAGTACGAAATATATGGACGTGCGCCGCATGGACAAGCCCACAAGCTGGGAGATGCTGCGGCAGGAGCTTACATACGTCAAGCAGAACCCGCAGGTGTGCGGCACACTCATCATCGATACGATCGACTGGGCGGAGCAGCTGTGCATCGACGATATTTGCAGCCGATACCAGAAGAAGGGCATTGAAGACTTCGGCTACGGTAACGGCTATGTATACGAAAAAGAGGAATTCGGGCGGTTTCTCAACAGTCTGGAGGAAATCGTGCAGGCGGGCGTACACGTCGTGCTGACCGCGCACGCTCAAATGCGCAAATTTGAACAGCCGGACGAAATGGGGGCGTATGACCGCTACGAGATGAAGCTCGGCAAGAAGACCGGCAGCCAGATCTCGCCGCTCGTCAAAGAATGGGCGGACATGGTGCTGTTCGCGAACTACAAGACGTTCGCCGTACAGACAGACGACAAAGGGCAGAAGTTTAAGGCACAGGGCGGCAAGCGCGTCATGTACACGTCTCACCACCCGTGCTGGGACGCGAAGAACCGTTTCGGTCTGGCGAATAAGCTGCCGTTTGAGTACGCGCAGATCGCGCATTGCATCGGCG